TTACGATCTGTTTCGTTTATTTTTACTTCTTTTGCTTCAAACGCATCTTTTGCTTCGTTATATGCTTTAATGCCTTTGAGTTTATTAATTGTTTCTCTGATACTAGCAATGCGGTTAGAGACTGCTTCCACAATATCTGCTGTATCTTCATTTACCAAACCATTGCGTTTGCTGTAGTTTGCAAACTCTTTGAGCTTTTTAAGTTCTACAGTTTGTTCTTGTATATGCTTACCAAATTCATCATGTGGTATGCCACCTTCTTGTACATGGCGTAGCATAGCTCTACCACCTGCTAAATTGTTTGTTGGCATTTTGTAACGTTCGCCATCTGCATTTTCTATATAGATAGCACTGATGTTTCTGCTTCTACTACCACGTGATTCTTCATTTACTGGTTTTGTATGTTTTATAATAAGTTTAGCACTTTCTAACTTTTGATAACTGCTTTTGCTAGTACCATAAGCAGGGCTAATACCTTCTTCTATTTTCATGTCTCTCACCTTTTGTGCTTGGTAATCTTGGTCTTTTGGTGTAATCTGTTTTGTAAAGCCTTTCAGTGTGTATTCAATAATACTCCTGTTTGCTAAATTTTTAAGCTGAAATAGTGTATCTTTAAATTCATCTAAATCAGTATTCTGATTAACACTTACTCTTAGTTCTCTTGTACTATCAGTTTCATCTAGATTAACCATACTGCCAAGATCTGGCAAATAAAATCTTCTTGCTGAACTAGCATCAACAGTGTTTTCTCCCTCGTCAGTAAACAACCTTATAGTTTGCCCACTACCTTTCAGGATTTTAAATATTTCTTTTGAAATGTTTTCACTTTTAATCATACTAATTCGTTCCTTAAATGTATTTATGTTAGAAACACAAATGGCATAGGGTCAACTGCTTCTTCATCTGAGAAACTATCTTTTAGTTCATCATAAGCATTTTCATCATATTGTGCTACTTGCTGTGCAATACGTACTACTAGTACACATGCCATTACTAGATCATCTGTTTCACCTTCTTTAGCACTAAAACTACTACCTCTAGCAATAAATGTTTTAATCTCTCTTAACAATGCACTACTAGCAATTTCCATTCTATCTGTTTCAATCCATGTTTTAAGTTTACTACATGCCGCTAGTTTACTTTTGTTTGTAGTAGTAAAGCCTTTTCTAAAAGCTCTATTAGCACTGCGAGGTTGACTTATAAACTGTCCTGGTATATTGTCCTCGCCCATTTCATTTATCACAACTAGTGCCGCTTCTCCAAGTGTATTGTTCTCAACACTCCAATATATTTCGCTATCAGGTGCTTGTTCTTGTATATCTAATAGCATTTGTCTAAGTATTCTTATTTGTTCTGTAATACTAGTTTTGTTGTGCATCCATTCTGCTACCTGTTTCATACCTGGCAATTCGTAAATTTGAATAGCACTATTGTCTCCGCCTGTACCTAAACTTGGATCTAGTCCAGCAATATATGTTCTTCCTTTTACAATATTTTTATACCAACGCACTTGCCCTGTGCGTTTATATACGTCTCTGCTTTCCATTACAGCAAGTTTTAAACTGCTAATCAATGTTTCGTCGTATGCAATAAATTCGTTAAGGTGTTCTCTGCGGAAACGTTCTTCACCTATTTTACCTTGTTCTTCATCTGCCCAAGGCTGGTCTCTATCAGGGTGTTGTTTCCAATCTGCACTGTAACTTTTAAAACCGTTTTTACCTGTTTCTTTTTCATTTCCAAACTCGTCTGTTGTATTACATGCTTGTCGCCAAATTTGTGCAAATTGATCATCGTCCTGATTTGGTGTACTTGTAATAATACACTTACCGCCTGTACTAAGTGTTGGTGACAAACTAGTCCAAAACTCACGGGCAATGCTAGGTCTCACAAATGCAAACTCGTCCAAGTATGCTAGCGAAATACTCAAACCACGTCCAGTATTTTCTGTTGTAGCTTGTGCAATAATACGGCTACCATTATCAAATTCGAGTGATCCTTTGTTGTATGCTGTACAACCTGCTCTCACATGGTCGGGTAATAGTTCGTATGCAAATCGTATACGTTGCATAATCTCTTGGGCACCACTATACTTGTGTGCCGCAATAAGAATAGTTTGATCAGGTATATACATAGCATACCATAACAAGTATGCACCCGCCGCAGTTGACTTGCCCATCTGTCTACTAATAAGTGCTATACTGTAACGATGATCATGGTATGCATCTAATAGTCCTTTTTGAAAGTCAAACAAATCAAACTTCAATCTACCTTTGACTGGATGCTGTATCCATACAAAGTTCTCAATAAAATATTGAGGATCTTTGGTACATTTAACGATTTCTTCAATCTGTTGTTGATTAAACTTTTCTCGTTTGTACGGAGATTTAATTAAGTTTGTATCTACACTCATAGTAATACTTATCTACAAAAAAGAGGAGCTATGTTTCCATAGCCCCTAAGTTGTAACCTGTAATTTTAGTTTTTAACTGGATCTAAATCTAAGCCTGCATTTTTTCTTAGATTTTGTATGTGCATATTCCCCATTCTCGAGCCTTCCATATTAGGATTGCTACCTGTAGGTTCTTTACTTTCTTGTGGAACAACTTTACCAGCTCTGTCTAAGACCATATATAATCCTTGAATATGCTTACGCATTGTTGTAAGTTGGTCTGTTAAATCTCCAATACCACTTGAATTCTCATCTCTATCCATTTGGTCTAATTCATCATATTCATTATTAAGTTGTTCTAGTGCCATAAAGATGTCATTTAATTTAGCTTGCTTCATTGAATCTACACTGTCTTCATTGACTTCTTGACTTTCTACCAAACCTAAGTCATCTAGTCTAGTCATTATCCATTCTGTTGGATCACCATCTCTGGCTTTTTGTGTTCCGTATGGCATTTCGTCTGAATAGTAATTGTACAATTCCATGTACAAATCTGATCTAGAATCTATATCACCCATCTGTTTCATCTTAGCAACTTCTTCAGGATGTTTTGACATTATTGCCATAACTTCGTCTGATTCCATTGCTTCGTTTACATTTGTCATATATTCTTTTAAAGATTTCATCTCATCATTCCTGCACGTTTTAGTAATAGTTGCAATTCGTCGTTTGCATCCATCTTTGTTTCTTTATCTGCACATGAATCACAACCACAATCACTCTTGTGTGCTTCTGTTGTTGGTGAATCAACAGCGCCTTCTAAGTGTGCTCTACCATCTTCTTGCATACCTTGTTCACTAAAAGTAACTTCCATACCGACTATATCACTAATAGCTTTTTCAAATCCACTGTCTGTATAAATTGTCCAAGGACCATCATGTTCAACAACTACTTCTATATAACCTTCATCGTCTTTAGATTTATTAATATTCGTAACTGTAACCATTTCTGGGTTAGGATTAGCTTCGTCTCTATCCCAAATACTATCGCCTGCTAGTTTTACTTCTTGAGGGAAATTCGGTTGTTCTGCTTCTTCAACACTTTCTCCAGGAACATCTAACTGTCCCATTGCATCATAATGTGCATCTTCCAATGCACCATACAAAGCATCAAATGCTTCTTGTATAAACTTAAAGTCTTGACTACCGCCAAGGTCAACTACTGCTTTAGCAAGCATGCCTTCATCACGGAATACTTTTTGTAAGTTGTTGATCTGTTCCATTGCTTTATCAAATGTGCGTTGGACTTTCATTTCTTGGCTGGTTGGCATAATTATATTCCTGCTAGCTTTTTTAACACATTAATGTCTTCATCTTCTGTTACTTCTGATTCTACTTTATATGTTTTGCCATCTACTTTAAATTCTTTTTTTCCAGCCGCCTTAGCTTTTGCTAATTCACCTGAGAATTCATTTCCTTCATTTGGTTCTTCCTCTATCTTAGCTTCTTCAATAGATTCATCTGTTTCTTCTTTATCATCAGATTTCTTCTTTTTCTTATCGTGATATGCTTTAAGTCCTGCTGGCATTTCGCCTTCATCAACTTTGTATGCTTGCCATGCTTCTGTAATATCTTCTACTTTATGATCTTCGTATACTTTAGTTTCGTCTACAGTTACATGCTCGCCATTTGCACCTAAGTATCTACGCAAACTTAAATCTGCTGGACTACCCAATGGCCCTTTGTATTCTTCTGGATTAGGTTCAGTAGTTGCTTCACCGGGCACTTCTTCTGCTACAGGAGCATCTCCTACTAATTTATTCAATTGATCAGGAGTAATCAAAGCAATCATTGCTTTCATATCTTCTCTGCCATCCATTGGTTGTTCAGCTACTGGCTGTTCTACTTCTACTGGTTCTATTGCAGGCGCATTACTTTGTTGAATTCCTGCTAGTTTGTATAAGTCATCTAAATTCATTTCATTACACCTTGTATTCTGTTTGTAGCTCACTCTTGGGAGCATTTTTAATCATTTTTTCATTGTAAGCATCACCAAAATGATCTTCTGCTTTTATCTTTTCTGCTTCGCTATAATCAGCATCAGCTAATACACTTTTTGCTTCTTCGTCTGACTCTTCTTCGACTTCCCACAATTCTTCAGCTTCATGCATGTTATTAACAATCATTTCACCTAAACTTACACCACAAATGCCTGCTATTTCTTCTTGTATTGCATTTGTTGTAGCTGGTAACTTTGTTTTAATATCGTATGTGTATATTTCTCTTGCTCCTACATCACCAAATCCACGTGGTTTGTGCATTATAGTTTTTTTAGGCGAACCTATACTTTCCATATTATATTTTTTCATATGTGACTCTACTCGGTCCATACATTCATCTGAGATTTCGTTTAGACTACGAAGTCTAAACTCGTATGTTTTTTCAGATTCTGTTAGATATTGTGCTAAACTTTTCATCTCGATTTCCTTCGTTATAGTTATTTATCAGGCTTACCCATTTTTTCGATGACAGCATTGATTAAACTATTGCGATCTTCGAACTCTTCTGCTTCGCCTTGTATGGTATCATCACCACCTTTTGCTTTGGCTTCTTGTGCATCAAATTTGGCTTTTTGTAGTTGTAGTTGTACCATCTTTAGTTTTTTGTCCATCTTTGCTGTTTTAGCAGTGATAGCATTGGTCATCATTTTGCTTGCTGTATCAAATACAGCCGCGGCATGCCTATCTTCAACATTTTGTCCAAGATCCATAAGATCCTGAAAGGCATGCATTGCTTTATCAGCATACTTGTCCATGTCAGCATCTAGTTGTTCTAAATCTCTTACCATTGGCAATGCGGCATCAATTTTATCTGCTACATCTAATTGTTGTTGTAGTTGTGTAAGATCTAAACCAGTATCTTGTTCTTCTTTGTCTGTTGGATAATCAGAATTTGCTTGATTCTCCATTGGCGGTAAATCAAATACATCTTCAATTTTCTTGTTCATGTTTTTTTCCTTTTCTTAGGATTATTGAATAATTCATTTTCTGTTAATACTCTAAACCCTACACCTTTTTGTTGACAAAAAACTTTAGCGGCTTGCCATTTAGCTTCATTAACAATAGCTTGAGCTTTTTGCATATTACTTCTGGCATAAGCTAGTGTTTGTCCAGCAGGTTTAATCTCAATCATTTCTGCTTTTCGATTTTTATCTTTATCTTCATAAACTATAAAAAAATCTGGTACATAATGTGTATTTTTTCCTGTAGCTGGATTTCTATATGGTATTCTGTGTGCTTCACTTGCCCATGCTAATATATTTGGGTGTGTATCACAAACTCGCATAAACTTTAATTCCCAGCCACTGCGATATCTAGGACTGTGTTTTCCTATATACTTATTAGGATTTTGTATCTTATAGATACCTTGTTGAAATTTATTTGCCATTATAGCAGTATTTATCTTTAGCGTGGACCTGCGCCTGCACTTGCGTCTGCAGGCAATCCCTTTGGAAATACAAAGGTTTTACCATTTACATTTCTTAATGTTTCTTTTGATGGATTATACGAACCTTTAAAAGCTCTTCCACCACTGCTTGTATTGGTGTTTGAAAAAGGTTGTACAACTGGGTCTTGTTCAACTGCTTGTCTATTACTTAATATACCTGCTAGGTTTCCGTTTATTGCTTGACTTTTCTCTACATTTTCTTCAGCTATATCTTTATCGAGTGAGTCAATATTAAAATGTTCAGGTTGGAACACAACATTGTATAATATTGGTTGACTATCTGCATAACTTAATGTGTCATGATTTATTGTTTGTATCATACAATTATAAAGTGTTATAGTTCTACCGCCTTGTTGACTATCTACATTACTAATTTTTATTTCTTCAAACATGAATCTTTTTGACTTATCAATACTTTTTGCACCAAAAGGAGATGACCCGCCAGTAAAGGTTGGTTCAATAAGATTGTATCCACTAAATTGGCTTTCATCTAAATTATGTCCATGAAAATAATGATTGCTGTATGCTTTCAATAGTGTTTGAAATTGGTTATCTTTTGTATCATAAAAACTTATCGGAATAGTACCAATGGTCATTCTAGTAGGTACATGCCTTTGTCTGTTATATTGATTGAATGTTGTTATCCCATAATCAACATCCGGAAGACCAACCGAAGATACTCTATCAAAAACAAAAGATTTGCCCATACTTTCATCTGATAATTTTATGCCTTCATTCAGCATAAATTCCACGTAAAAATTATATTTTAGACGTGGGAGTAATGTATGATCTCCGTCTACACCAAAATGCTCTGCGGCGGCATTGTATGGGCCGGTACGGCTAACTAGTGCCATAGACTAATCCTTATGTTGCGGTACCAGCACCAGTAGCATTACTTAGAGTTTGATCAGGTGTAGTTCCTGTTAATGTAGCTTGGTTAGCGGCATCAAAAATCTCTGCGTTATCATAACGAACACTTACTGTTACTTGAACTTGTTCGCTACTTGCATATGCTAATTCACCATATTGAATGTTTGAAATATAGCAACCTGCAAGTTCAAAGGTGTCAAGTACACCTGGAGTAGGACTAGCACCATCTAATGTTTCTACTTTCATTTGAAACTTGTATGCTGAACCTGCTCTAGGAGCTGATTGATTTGCGTGATCAACTTGTCTGTTAAGTTGATTATTTAATTCTCTTAATACTGCACTGTCTACATCATCTCTGAGAACACATGTTACTGGATCCCAGGTATGTTTACCTGCTAGATAAATTCTACTGTTGTATGCATCTACAATTGTCTCGTCGTGTGTTAACGCTGGTCTGCTTACACTCACAACGCTACGTGTAGGCGTTGAACTAAAGCCTTCTCCAATAAACGTAACTCTAAAACGATACTGGAGTTTCGGCATGATAGTTGTTGTGTTTCCTGCATTGTCTGGAACACCTAGTGTTGTAATAACTGCCATTGGAATCTCCTCATATTATCGGCTAACAGTATTTATATTGTTTACCCAAAAAATTAGGCGCACTGTGGCGCCTAATTAAGTATTATGTTAATTTTTTTTAGTTTGTTGCGGCTAATGTACCAGTATTCACTAATCTAATCGGAATGTAAATAAATTCTGCCGCTTTTGAAGGTTCAATTGCAACATCTACATAAAATTCATTACGATCAATTCTTGCTGGAGTATTATTGCTTGTATCACACACTACTGCAAAATCATTAAGTCCTCTTCTACTGAGAATGTCAGCTAAGAATCTTTCAAAAGCAACTTTTGCTCTTGCTCTTGTTTGTGCATCATTGATCTCAAACAAGAATGGTCTCGCTAGTTCGTCAAATCTATCTCTGAGAT